TACGTTGTCTAGCCATGTGACCCATCCACCATCTACCGGCCATTGAACTGCCGTGTCAACATCGGCTGGTTCTTCACTGGTGATGTTTGAGAAGTGGCAGTTGGTGACGCTCACACACCGTGGAGGATAGTAGGTGACGGTACCCGATTCGGTTGTGCCAAATGACTGTATTATGATCCCGCAACTGCCATAGACCAAGGGTGTTCCTGCACCCCTCTCCCTGCTGATGTCGGCGACCACGCAACCGTCCACCACGACAGACTTGCAGCAGCAATAGATCGTCATTCCAGTTGCTTCACCTGTCGCGATGTTCTCATGAGTACTCCCTTGACCATCCGATCGGGTGGGAAGTTGGGACAGGTCTGCAGAGCCAGTTCTCTTTTTGAATCCACGCAGAAATCTGCAGCTCCTGACGGTGATCTCTCCCCTGCCGTATGGGTCATTAGAATTGTTTACAGGGTGACCTGATCCATCGTTGATTCTGCAGCAGTATATGGCCAAGTTGTTGCCGTCAAAAGTCAGCCCCTCAAGCAGGGTGAATCCCCCCTGAGTGTTGAGCAGAAATAAAGTTTCTATCTGTGTGCCCCTTGGACTCCCTGACGGCGGGTTCCAGTCGCATCGTATGGTCGCGCCCTCGCCCAAAATAAAAATGTCCTTGCCAAGCGCCACAGTTGCATTGATGCAGTGACTCCATGTGGTCGTACCTTGACCACCAGGCGTCCTCATGCTGTACACGCCTTGCGGGAAGAACAGGGTTCCTCCTGTGGCGCCAACGGCATTCATGGCAGCCTGGATGGCAGCCCTGTCGTCAGTCAGGCCATCGCCAACCGCACCATAGTCCTTCACCGATATGAAGTCTCTGATTTTCCCATCTATCTGCCTTGCAACTGCCCCTGCCGCCGGGGCCGCAGGGGTGACAGTGGGCAGGTCAGCGTTGGTGAGCGGAACCGTGTAGTCGAGACCAGATATCCTAACGCTATCAGGCATCTGTCTTCCTCCACATCTTTTCGCGCTTGATCATCCTGCTCACTATGGGGTTATCAAAATGTCTTTCTTCTAAAGCTTTCTGAAACATATCCAGACCACCCAGATCAACACGCTTGTCCGTGATGATGAGTCTGATCAAATCACTCATTATAAATTCACCACGATGAAATCCCAAATCTTGAAAGAAAAGGGACAATTCACCCTCTGAACGACTTTTTAAAACATTTATCACCCATTCCGCCTTCATCCCAACGGTGGCATTGGGGTGGCGTACTGCAGTCCATCGAACCGTCGTGCTATCATCTTTCGATGCCTTCATCAGCACTTCAGTGGTTGCATTGCGATTGGATGCTGCAGCCACTCGAACACCGTCATACCCATCTTCCAACGCCTTCATCAAGACTTCAGCGGTTGCATTGCGGTGGCCTGCTGCCTCCTCTCGAACAAGGGGTCTCTCATTCCCCAACGCCTTCATCAAGACTTCAGCGGTTGCATTGGGGTGGCTTGCTGCCTGCCAGGGAAGATCGGTAAAATCTTCCAATGCCTTCATCAAGACTTCAGCGGTTGCATTGGGGTGGATTGCTGCGTTCGCACGAACCCTCCAATCCGTATCTTCCAACGCCTTCATCAAGACTTCAGCGGTTGCATTGGGGTGGATTGCTGCGTTCGCACGAACCCTCCAATCCGTATCTTCCAACGCCTTCATCAAGACTTCAGGGGTGGCATTCGGATCATCTTCCATGGCAATCTTATGACCACCGAGCCCCAGTGTTGTCCCGTCATGTGTACCCGATGCGTGATGAAACCTATATCCCTGACGAGACAGTCCCTCCCAATGGGGGGTCTTCTCCTCTCCAGTGAGGCCATGTGTGCTAGACTTGGCCTGTCTGTACCAGCCAACAAGATCAGGCATCTGTCTTCCTCTTATTCTTTTCGATCCCTATCATCCTGCTCACTATGGGGTTATCAAAATGACTTTCTTTTACAGCTTTCTGAAACAGATCCAGTTCACCCAAACCAACACGCTTGTCCGTGATGATGAGTCTGATCAAATCACTCATTATAAATTCACCACGATGAAATTCCAACTGTCGAAAGAAAAGGTACAATTCACCCTCTGAACGACTTTTTAAAACATTTATCACCCATTCCGCCTTCATCCCAACGGTGGTATTGGGGTGGTATACTGCAGACATTTGAATATTTATGTGCTCATTTTTTAGCGCCTTCATCAGCACTTCAGTGGTTGCATTGCGGTTGGATGCTGCAGCCGCCTGAACACAGTAACTCATATCTTCCAACGCCTTCATCAAGACTTCAGCGGTTGCATTGCGATTGGATGCTGCAGCCGTTCGAATACCCGAATCAATATCTTCCAACGCCATCATCAGGACTTCAGTGGTTGCTCTGCGGTTGAATGCTGCCTGCCAGCGAACATGGGGATCCCTATCTTCCAACGCCTTCATCAAGACTTCAGGGGTGGCAGTCAGAATTTCTGCTGTAGTCTGTCGAATCGTTGCGCTCTCATCTTCCAATGCCTTCATCAGCACTTCAGTGGTGGCATTGGAGTTGCGTGCTGCATGGAAGCGAACCGACAAATCACTATCTCCCAACGCCTCCATCAAGACTTCAGGAGTGGCATTGCGGTGGGATGCTGCCCTTCGGCGAACATATTCATCTTCGTGTCCCAATGCCTCTATGAGCACATGTTCGGAGGCATTGGGAGGCAAATATGCGGCTGCAGCAAGTAATCGCGCTGGATCATCTTCCATAGCAATCTTATGACCACAGAGCCCAAGTGTTTCTCCGTCATGTGTGCCAAGCTTGGCCTGTCTGTACCAGCCAACAAGATCAGGCATCTGTCTTCCTCCACATCTTTTCGCGCTTGATCATCCTGCTCACTATGGGGTTGTCAAACTTATAATCTTGTACAGCTTCCTGAAACATATCCAGACCACCCAGATCAACACGCTTGTCCGTGATGATGAGTCTGATCAAATCACTCATTATAAATTCACCACGATTAAATTCCAAATCTTGAAAGAAAGCGAATATTTCACTCCTTGAACGACTTTTTAAAGCATTTATCACCCATTCCGCCTTAATCCCAGCGGTGGCATTGCGGTGGCATGCTGCAGTCCATCGAACCGTCGTGCTATCATCTTTCGATGCCTTCATCAGCACTTCAGTGGTTGCATTGCGGTTGGATGCTGCAGCCACTCGAACACCGTCATACCCATCTTCCAACGCCTTCATCAAGACTTCAGCGGTTGCATTGCGGTGGCCTGCTGCCTGCAAGCGAACATCGGTATTCCAAGCTTCCAACGCCTTCATCAAGACTTCAGGGGTGGCATTCGAACCATCTTCCATGGCAATCTTATGACCACAGAGCCCCAGTGTTGTCCCGTCATGCGTGCCAAGCTTGGCCTGTCTGTACCAGCCGAATTGAACCTGGACATCTGTCCCTGATGATCTCAAGCCGTCTTGCCTCGCAGTTCCACGAACTTGCATGGGGATATCACTTTTGCTTCCTAGGCTTCTGCTGATTTTTCTTGCCGCCGGGTTGACCAAGCCCCTCCATACGGCGGAAGACGATGGCATTGACATCCATTCTCGCTATTTCTTCTTCCGTCAAGCCATGCAGGCGCAACCTCTCCACAAAGCGGTCACGCTCGCGTATGAAAGCCTCATCAATAGTGATGTCATCATCATCATCATCATCATCATCATCATCATCATCATCATCTGACGATGCTTTCTTGTCCATCAATGGGAAGTCTTCGGGGTACATTATTTTTCCCTCTATGCATCCATCACCTGCGAGTTTGGCATTGGCCAGGCGGTGGGAGCCGTCGATGATGTAGCCATCGTGGTCCACCAGGATGGGGAATTTCATGTCTGCGTGTTCCACCCTCTTTGTGAACTGGTCTGACGGGTTCTCCATCAATTCACCGAACATCCCCTCAGATGTTTCCGTGTTGCTGTTGATTGCCACCAACTTGTCCACATACATGTCATAAACGGGAAGGTCTTCGGCAGCCTTGATGAGATCTTTCACCCTCCATCTGCCATCTATATTTTCGTAGCTACCATCTTCAGTGGGGTTATAGGATGGCATCCAACCGGAGCTTGATCCGACCTTCTCCCATGAATCGTGGTCAATCATCGGATTCTCACCTTCTGACCTGGCTTGATGCCGGTTGGGTCTTTGATGCCGTTGAGTCTTGCCAGTTCAACCCACCTGCGCGGGTCACCAAGGTGCTCCCGTGCAATTCCCGAGAGCGTCTGACCCTGCCTCACGACAACAGTGTCATCGCCAACCTCTTCCTTCGTCTCAGGTTGTGGGTCTTCAGTGGCGGCCGTCTGACCGCCAGCACGCATCTGGGCCACCAGTTCGACTGCTCGACCCTTCACCTGTCCCCTCCACTGGGATTTTTCCATCTCGGCTGCCGCAGCAGCCCAATCGCCAGCCTCGACAGCGGCGCGCATCTTCTTGAAGCCTGAAAGTTTGTGGCCACCAAGGTTGAATGACATGTTCACCAGAACCTCCTGAATGCCCTCCGGGAGGGAATCAAAGTTCCTGAACAAATTTCTGGCGTCGGCAATTGCAGTCTTCAAATCTGCATTGGCAAGTTTCCATGCCTCTTCTCTCGTGATTGGTCTCCGACCAGACATCACAGCCTCTGCATCAAGACCTGCTGCCATCAGCAGGTCTGCAGCATTCTTGCGCTCCAGGTTGAATCCAATGCCCACGGACAACACGCCCCTGCTGTCTCTGTATGTCTTTGGGCTGAAGCCCTCGTGTCTCTCAAGGGTCTCCAAAAATTTCGGGGATGGGGTAAATGAAGAAGCCGCAACCTGAACGGGCGCCTGAGCCTCACCAGGCTGAGCCCCATCAGATTGAGAAACTGAACCACCCATTGCCAGCGCTGCTGCCAGCCCAAGCGGTGCCAAGATGCCTGCCTCTTTTGCATGCCCATACCAGTTCTTTTCCATGCCATTCATTTCGGCACATGGGGTTCTGAACCTCCAAAGAAGGATGTGGTAAATCACCAAAAGGATTGCCTTGGTGGGAGGGCGTACCAAAATGGTTCATAAAATAGAAATGATGGATCAAGAACAAAAACATGCCCGACGACATGCCCTCTTGTGGATCTACTGGGTTTTTGAAAAAAGAGTAAATCCCACCCTTAATGAGCCAAACGGGGCTGCAAGGAGCATAGATATGCTGTCCTCTGAGTTTCCGAAACTCGTGGAGGCAAAAGAGATTGCGAAGACGGGTGATATGGAAGGGGCCCTTGATGTAGTCAGGGAGGTTATGAGAGATGAGGGTGTCTCTGAAGATGATCTGATAAATTATAAAATTCCCAATAACAATTGGTGGCTGAGGGCATCTCCTGAGGAGAAAAGGACCAAGACCAAGCCATGCCTGAATGGCAAGGAACCGAGCAGGCAGACCACCGTCACCATCGCACAGATGGCAGAAGAGGACATCAACCCCGATGTGCTGCAGTGGCTGAACACCAAGATCGGGGACAGGACACCGCTAGAATGGCTGGGTGAGTGTCCTCAGAGAGACACCCCGCTCCGGCTGGAGAAGTTCCCCTTCTCAAGCGCGGGCAATAACATAACGTCCATCAAGTTGCCCAACAATGACCGTATCATTGGTGTGACCCATGAAGGCTTGGATGTGTTCAATATTGTGTGGACAGGAACCCACGCCCAATATAACGCCATCACAGGCAAGGCCCCCCGCAGCAGAATTCAGGAAATCGCCAGCAGGATCCCGAGAAAGGTCATGTGGGCGCCTCCGGTTTTCTTTAAGAAAACGAAAGTGTCACACCATGAACCATCGAGCATCAAGACGGCTGATGCGTGGACAGAAGGAGGGGGAGACTGCTTCCTTGCCACAATCAATGCTATTGTCAAGAGGCATATGGATGGTCACAGCGGAGACATGCTGGTTCATGGTCTGGTGTGGGGAAGGGGGGGTGCAAGTGGGCACAGGTTCCCTCACGCCTGGATCGAGAACTCTGAAGATGTGTGCATCGACATGTCGAACGGCAAAAACATCACCATGCCATGTCAGATTTATCATGCGCTCGGCGGGATAAGGAAGGATCAGGCGGGCGCATATCGAAGGTACACCATAGAAGATGTGGGCAAAATGATTAAAAGATACGGACACGCAGGTCCATGGGGGTTGGACGAGAGTCTCCAGAGAGTCCCCGGTGATCGTATGGACGACGGAGATGTCTCTCCCACAAAACGACAGCGAACAAAGAAGGCACAGTCTTCACAGCTGCCCAAGAAAACCATGCACATCATGCGTGGAGTGACTGGCTATGGGAAGAGCACACTCTGCAGGCGCATGGCACGCGAACTTGGCGAGGCGGGCGCATCAACCGTCATACACTGTCCCGACGATGCCCACATGACCGCCCCAACTGACGAGCACCCAGATGGCACATACGAATTCAAACCACAGATCCTTGGGGTGATCCATGCAGAAAATCTGCAGAACGCCATACGTTCCATGGAACGCGGTGTTGACCATGTGTTCATCGATGCCACCAACCTGCTGCTGGAGCGGATGAGGCCGTATGTCGAGGCTGCCATCGAAAATGGCTACCAGGTCAACTTTATTGATATGCACGAGCAGCCAGGCGTTCCAACCCATCAGGAACTCATGGAGCGCCACAGGCTTCGTGGAGAGCGGATACCAGGGTTCGACCTGAGTGACATCGTGGGCAGGATGGAGGCGCAATACCAGCCATTCACTGGCAAGACCAACGAGGAGCGGGTGCAAGAAATTCTCGATTCCCGCAATAAAAAATGAACAGGAACACACACACGCAAATCAAAATGTCAAAATCTCAGTGGCAGCAGATCGGCATGAAGGCCGAATGGCTGAAGACTTCTTCCGAAGGGGCAGGTGATCACCGCCCGATGGATCCATAAACACAGACACCACGAGGGAAATTTAATTTCGACCCTGACAAGCTGCGAGGGATATCAGACGTGGGTGGGATCGTCAGCTCATCAGGGGAAGAGAAGAGATCTTCCTCCGTTGGAATGTCGCCAACGACATCAATTTTTTCCGCATCGGCAATCTACATGCAACACAAATTATCACAATCTGGATGGCGACGAATAGGAAAAGAAACAGGCTGGCTGAAGGAAGCAGGCAACAAGCTGGGCGACCTGATCGAAGCAAAGATTGGGTGGGCCCGCACTACCAAAGACGACAAGTACGGTCGAATGCTTGTAGAGATATACTCAGACTCGTCTAGTGCGTCTTTGAATTCTTTGATGATAAATGAAGGCTATGCTTGGGGATACATGGGAGAAACCAAAGCAAAAGACTTTACTTTGTTAGATCAAGTGCGTATAGAAGCGAAAAATAAAAAAGAAAGATGGGGAGAATCCTAAGTCCTAAGTTTGCTGGCATATCCTACATAATTGATATGAATAAAGATAAAACTATAGTTAGATTGATGTCAGAAGAAAATCCCGAAGGAAAATGTCCTTATATTGTATCTTTACCAGAAAAAAAAAGAGGATGGATGGATGTCAACAATGGTCATGCATATCGTTGCTTGCCTTTGAGTGTTGCAAATGGTTTTGGGTGGGAGATTTTAAATCCAATATCTTTTGACGCAACATGGAATGGAGATATTGGATATCAAAATGCCATTAAATTTAATTTCTGTATAGAAAGTGAAGAAGATAATACCTTCATCAAAAAAAATTCTATAAGTTCTCACTTTGGAAATGGTATAGTAACATTTTCATATCTTGGATTTATTTTTAGAACATCCGAAGGACATAACCTATTTGTAAAAGGACCAACAAATCATTTTAAACATGGCGCCCAAGCACTTGAGGCAATAGTTGAAACTGATTGGCTTCCTTATACATTTACATTGAATTGGAAATTGACAAAACCCAACGAAACTGTCCAGTTTTTCAGGGGAGAACCACTGGCTACGATTTTTCCAATTCCAAGATATTATCTTGAATCATTTGATGCAATAGATCAAAGAGAAGATCCAAACTCTGATTTTGCAAAAGAACATAGAAGTTGGGCACAAAAGAGAGAAGAAATTAAGTATGATGCAAACTCCAATCATTCCTTATACACTAAGGGCATTGAGAGTATGGATTCAAAGAAAAAATTTGAAAATCACCAAAGATCAATAAATGGGTGTCCCTTCCATAGAAAGGAAATAAATAATGGAACAATTTCAAGCGAAAACAATTAATGGATTCTTGAGTAAGAGTGAATGTGAAACACTATTAAATTATGCAAAAACCACAGATATGTGGAGACCAATTCCAAATAATTTTTGGGACAAAAGAACTATAAATTATAGAGATTTGCCAAAAAACATTAAAGAGTTGTGTAAAGAAATTATTTCAAGATTACAAATAACACTTCACAATGAATATAATTTGGAAGAAAAAGTATATCCAGATACTTTAGATGTTGTCCGTTGGTTTGACGGAATGAAACAGATTCCACATTGTGATGATATGTCTGATAATGAAGAACAGCATAAGTTATTTGGTGAAAGATATTTTGGTTGTGTAATTTATTTAAATGACGATTATCAGGGTGGTAAAACATATTACACAGAACACAATTTTGAAGTAACACCAAAGGCAGGAACAGTTGCAATGCATTTGGGTGATTGTAATCACAGACATGGTGTTACCGAACTAAAAGGAAACACTAGATATACTCTTGCTAGTTTTTGGGGTTTCAACAAAAATAAGGAAATACAATGAAAAAAGTATGGTCAATAGTAGGAGCGGGTAAAGGAAGTTCTGCGTCCAACCGCACACGCCAAAAGACCCAACCGCACATGAATTTCAACCTGTCAAAATTCCAAATCATAAAAAAACCGGCAGACGAAACCAGAGAGCATACACTGCTCGACCTGTATCCAGAAGGAGAAAGAGAAGCCATCAAGGAGTACGGAGACACAAACCTCCAAGAAGCACAGGGCGTAACCAAGCTTTATCCTGAACGGTTGCGGCTTGAGGAGGCGGGTATGGACGCCCTTGCTGTACATATTTTCAGAGAGATGCAGAAAGAAAGGGCAACCGGAACAAAAAGAGTGTCAGAAAATCTCCAGCTACAGGGAGAGGCCGCAGTAGATAAACTACGCATAGAACAGCGAGACAAGCCCAAATTCAAAAGACTGCTTGCACTCACCGCCTTTCACCCAAACCCGTATGTGAGATTCATAGGGATACGCGATTTCGGGAAAGATATATCAGATCTCCATGTGAAATACCTCGTCAACGATCCAAACACAGAAATACAGTCACAGGCACAGTGGGAGTCTAAACGCAGAGATATGGGTGATCATAACTCTTGACAAATTAACCGTCAGTGGGCAGTTCAGACATGTCGTGGAGGGCACTCTGTGGTACGAACCATGCTGGCGGCCTGCCGCCGTATGTCTTCTGACCATGTGGATACTTCTCTGATCCACGCAGCCAGCCAACCACCCTGAATCTGCACCCATCACCAACCACCAGAACATAAATTTTGTGGTCCGAATCGTCGTTCCGCAGGATCAAGTCAAAATCATCCCTGCTCCTGGTCCTGACCTCATAATTTCTCACATCTGGGGTAGACCTGAATGTGTTGACAGTCAGAGGATCCGAAGATCCGATGAACTTGCGGAAGGCAATCTCGCCTTTTGCCCCGAGGATGTGGTATTCTGAGTTCTTGTGACCAGCTGCTCCGTGTTTGTCGAGCAACCCCATCTTCTGAACGCCATCCATCCTGCGTTGGGCAAGGCTATATGCCTCGGCCAGTTCGTCCCTGTCCAACACCACATGATTTGGTGCTATGTTGTTGTGATTATTTGTGATGTTGTGATGATCCATTTTTTTACTTGTGTTGAGTTGTGATGTTGTGATGATCCATTTTTTGACGGGTGTTGACACCGAGGACTGGCGACCGTTGTGATAACCCATTTTTTGACGTGTGTTGACACCAAGCAGCTTCAACCAGGAGGTTCTTGCGAAGTTGTGATAACCCATTTTTTGACGGGTGTTGACACCATCCCACGCGCTCGACCTAACCGCTATTAGTTGTGATAACCCATTTTTTGACGGGTGTTGACACCTAGATCGTGATGGAACCGCTCTTGCTTTTAGTTGTGATCACCCATTTTTTGACGGGTGTTGACACCTTTACCCAAATGTTGTGATCACCCATTTTTTTTGACGAGTGTTGACACCTTGAGCTGGCGCTCAGAGAGATACTGTTGTGATAACCCATTTTTTGACGGGTGTTGACACCTTTAGCTGGCGTTCCGACAGGTGTTCATGGTTGTGATAACCCATTTTTTGACGGGTGTTGACACCCAATACAGATTTGGAGCACCTCCAAGTAGGTTGTGATCACCCATTTTTTGACGGGTGTTGACACCACCAGCTAGGCATCATGCAGGTACACGAGGTTGTGATCACCCATTTTTTGACGGGTGTTGACACCTCAACCCTGAGACTCGGCAACTCAGTTGTGATCACCCATTTTTTGACGGGTGTTGACACCTTGATCGTGATGGCTGCCGCACACTCATCGGTTGTGATCACCCATTTTTTGACGGGTGTTGACACCCTAGACTTCTAGATCTTTCCCAGCTCATCTGTTGTGATCACCCATTTTTTGACGGGTGTTGACACCACAGCTCTTTGAGCCCTGGGGGTGGGAGAGGTTGTGATCACCCATTTTTTGACGGGTGTTGACACCATAAGATGGGTAATGCCCTAGCGGGCACCCCACGTGTGTGGAGTGCTTTACCCTGCAACCATTTGATGTTGTCCACAAACAGGCTGATGCCACATGTGGATCCAAAAAAGAGGCGTGCAGTTTCCAGAGCTGGGTATTTCAGGAGATATTTTTGGATATCACCCCGCAGAAAGTTTTTTGTGCAAATCGGTTATGATCTGCACGAACTTCCCGAATGGGATGACCCCTCCAAAGACAGGTCCCTGCCGACCCCCATCATCACAAGCTGGGTCGGTGCCGCAGTAGAGGTGTTTGAAATCTCTCATTGCAGCATCCCTGTTGATTTTTGTACCGTCGATATTCGGATGAGAAAGATTGAGAGCAGCATAGAGGTCTCTGTCAACGGTCACACCGTTCCTGACAATTTCCCTCACGTCTGCCCCCAACTTAGTATACGCACGTCGTGGGTTCTTCTCAAAAATATCTGTGCCAGTTGCTCTGTATTTTTTCTGATCAACCAGATACAGATGCCCCTCTGAAACCTTCATGGGGTTTTTTCTCAGGTCAATCGATCTCCTTCCGCATCTGTTTGAAGCTACGAACATTGCGTTTCTGAATGCCCCAGGAGAACCGCGCTCCACGCCGCGTCCGTGGTCTTTTGCCCAGCCCGCAACATCTCCGCCCTCCGAAAACAGACGGCCGCCGATGCAGCCGATGAAGGTTGCAACCCTGTTGCGGAGGTTTTTTCTGGCCTCTACGATCTGACCCTCTGTCCTCTTCATCCTGCGATGCACATCTCTCACTCTCGCGGTCCAAAACTTACGCTGCAGGCGTTTGCCCTCCCCCCACGCACCACCTTCGCGGATGATCCCCAACTCTGTTGCTCGGAGACGACACCCCTCGCTGAACCTCTTTTGTTGGCGCAGCAGCCGCCTCTCGCGTCCTCTGCACTCTTCAACGGTTGATAATTTTCCGGCGAACACAGTGAGACCAGTCGAATCATCAACAATGTTTACCGAGACGGTTTCAGTACCCAGATCAACACCAACGGTGCATCCAGGGAGAAGATTTTCCCTGTCACGCAACTTTCTGCATGAGTAGAGGATGTGCACATACCACAGCCCGCGATGAAAAACTGGCATGACCGCACGCACCCTGCTCACAACCTCCCTGTCCCTGATGATGTGTACCAGATCGTCGCGCTGCCTTCCTTTGTCCTGCCGTGGATCCCTCAGGGAACACCTGATCCTGTGAACATTCTCAGGCCGGTCTCCGATGATCCTTCTGCTGGCACCACTCCTCCGCACAAGGAGGTAGAATGTTCCATCACTCATCAAAACAAGCCTCCCACCGTTCAGAGAGGTTGTCCTGTCGCCAGTGCCGCACCGATGTCTGCGTCCTCCCCGACGCAGGCGGAAACGGTTTCCGTGACCGCTGTTCCGGATGCCGTTTGAGAAATTTTTACCCACCTCCTTTGCAATTTCGCACACATTTGTTGGGGAGAGGTGAGCTCCGACCCACCCGTCGAGGATGTCACCACCCGCCCCATCATCATGCAGGCCCCACACGTGGTCTTCGACCTCACACCAACGTTTACCACGCAGTAGCGCCCTGGTGAAATAGTGTGTATTCCCCTTGTACGAGCCCCACCTCTTGCGAAATTCTTCGAATGCGGCGGCGAGCGGCGTGTCCGCGCCCGCTCCACCCCCCACCTTCCCACCGAAGAGTGAATCCCCCAGCCGACGGCACCCCTCGTCAATTTTCGTCCGCTCCCTCTCAAGTTTTTCC